GAAACAAGACATCTTGTAGTAATGGAAAATCCTACTACAAATGGCGCTAGAAGTATGAGAAGAACTAACCTTTATCACAAATACCAAACAGGTGTTGCGACCACAGTAATGTTTTCTGCATTTTCTGGCGGTGATTATATTAATGTTGTTCGAAGAATGGGTATTTTTGATGACAGTGATGGATTATACTACAAAATGACAGATGGTGTCATTAGTGTGTGTGTCCGTTCGTCATGTAATGGATCAATAGAAGAGGTTTGTGTTCCTCAGTCCGAATGGAATATAGATAGACTAGATGGATCAGATGATGCTAATAATGTTAGTGGTAAATCACTAGTTCCGGGTATGTCACAGATAATGATTATTGACTTTCAGTGGTTAGGTGCTGGTCGTGTTAGATTCAGTTTTGTTATTGACGGTATTCCTATTGTTTGTCACGAATTTAATCATGCGGGATACCTTGCAAATCCATACATGAGAACAGGTACACTTCCTTTTACAATGGAACAGGAAAATGTAGGTGCGTTGGGTAACCCAGCATTCCTGTATGGTATTGCTGCAAAAGTTGCATGTGAAGGAAAGTTTGCTCCACCAGAGAAACTTTACGGTGGTTCCATCGATGAACCTGTAACTGTGGATGATGATGTTGATTGGGTTCATATAGCATCTTTTAGGTCCAGAAAACAGTATGGGTCACCACTCACCGATAATAGGTCAGTTGTCATACCAACTATGGTTACTCTTTCTGAATTAACAAGCACAGGTAATCCTTGGTTACTAGAATTAGTTAAAAATGATACATTAGATACACCAATGTGGGACAATGGAGTATCATATCCTCAATCAGCATTAGAAGTTGCTAGTGCATCTGGTTCAATTGACGGTAAGGTTGTTATGTCATGGATAGTAACAGGTGATGAACACATCAGTTTGTCCGATTTTTTTAGTATGTTGACAGAAATTATTATAAGAAAATCTGATATTGAGTTGGAACCAGACCACTATACTTTGAGGGCAAAACTTTACAATACAGTACCAATTGAAGTAGTGGTTGCCTTCAATTGGAAAGAGATTAGATAATGTTGCAAGGTGGATGGGCAGGACAGTGGGAATATTGGGATAAGTTTAATAATGATCCTGTTACCCTTGATCATGTTGTAATGTTTGACGGACCATCAAAAACCATTTGGATTCTTTCTGATGTGTCAGAAGTTGATGTTAAACAACAATTGTATAGTGATTGGAAGGAATGGATATCATTATATGATAATTCTAAGTATTTACAAGCATTTGGTACTGAGGGTGGAAGACCAATTTCTGATACAGAGAAATTAGGTGATACATATTTTCTTTTAAATGACTGGATTATACGACAACGAGACGCTACGACTACTACAAACATTATAGGTAATCTGTATGCATATGATCTTAATGACAATCCAAAAGATCCTTATGGATTTGATCCAGACGGACTGAAGTCTATAAGTTCCCAAACTTCATTGTTGGTTAGTACAGTTGTTCAGACAAAAGAAGTTGTTGTAGAAGTTCCTGTATACGTTGAAGTAGAAGTTCCAGCACAAGGTCTGACATCATCACAAGAAACCACCTTGAATCTTGCTTATGAAGAGGCGAGACGTGGTAGGGCGATGCAAACTAACAAAGTTGGAATATCAACCGTTGGTACAGGTGTAAGTGCTCTTGATACGATACAAGTATTTGATGATGATGGAGTAACTTTATTGTATACGATTGTTGTTACAGGAGAGAATGCTGACAACCGACAAGTAACATATATTAAACCATATCCATCATAAGGAGTATTAAATGAGTGTATATCCTAAATGGATGGGTAAACGTAATAGACAGATAACTGTTGAAATACCAGTACCAGATTATTCAAGTGGTGGTGGTAGTGGTGGTGGAGTATCAATAGTTAGGGTACAACAACCGATACCAACTGTAAAAATTAAAAAAGTAGTTGTTCTTGATGACTATGAAAATATAAATATAACTGTATTACAGGTCATTGACCTTTCATTGAATGGAGGAACGTAATGTTAACGTTTGAAATGAGGAAGACAAAATCATTATCTATGCCAGTATTGGTAGAGGGTATACAACAAGAAATGTTACGTTTTAAGTTTGTTGTTGAAGTTAATGGTATTGATTACGGATTTAAAGCTAAAACTGGTGGGGATAATGTACAATTCGCTATTCCACCTTTAGAAACTGTCATAGAAGGACTTGAAGACGGTGTATATAATGCTAAATTGGAAGTATCGGCTATCACTGAGGGTGACAGAGGGTTCTTTATGCAACCTTGGAATGAACAGGTTAGAGTTAAACAGTCTGTGAACATTGAAGTTGCTCCAGTAGAAGAGGAAATAAAAGAAGAACCAGTGACAGAAAAAATTAAATTAAAGATTACATCAATCTTCACTGAATCTGATGATGATGTTGAAATTGAAGAAGAATGTGCAACAGAAAAGATTAATAAAAACAATAAGTTACGAGATAAATTTAAATAATGAAAAAAAGTTTCAAAAAAGTTGACAAAAAAGCATAAATAACTTATAGTAGAAGAAAAAATTAAACAAGGAATCACAAAAATGACTACACAACTCACAACAAATCTAACGATGACTCATTCGAAATCAGAGAATTTCGAAATGATAGCGTTACGTCCGATTTGTAATCAGTGGTTTGATTATAGTGTGGGCAGAGTGAGAGACAGAATGTGACCTTGTAAGAAAGTTTTACATAACCTATCCGAAAGGGTCACACTCTATATAAGAATGTGACCCTTTTTTGTTCTTTGAAAATTGAATATTGACTAAATGAAAAACAAATGATAAAGTATTGTATGTACCCTATCCGTGGGAAACGGTGGTCGGTTTACGAAACCAGCTTACGGAGGTTCGACTCCTCCATAGGGTGCCAATATATAATACGGAGATTTAATATGAAAATATGTTTTTGGTGTAGAAAGTCAAAAGATGATATTGTGGATGACAAACCAGAATTTTTTGACTATGAACCTTGTGATACTTGTCAAGGATGGTGGGACAAAGGGATTCTTGTTGTGGAAGTTGTAACAGAACCTAATGGAAACCCTCAAATAATTGATGAATTGTACCCAACAGGATTCAGTGCTGTTGTAGGTGAAGATAATGTAAAAGAAATATTGACAACCTATCCTTCACTTGATATGATCTTGAAATCAAGAACGATGTATTTAAACAAAACAGATTGGGATAAGTTTTTCCCATAATATAGGGGATTGGTGAAATGGAATCATACTAGATTTTGAATCTAGCGTCGAAGGATCGATACCTTCATCCCCCGCCAATTTAAAGGTAACATTATGAAAAAATCATATTATGTGCATATTGGTAAACAACTTAAAGCCAGAGCCAGAACTGGTAATGGTAATGGTAAGATTCATTTGATCAAAGCATTTCGTAATAGTACAGGTTTTGGTTTAAGATCGTCACTTGATTATATTAGTGAAATGATGGATACTGGAAATCCAATACAAATTGATAGATTAGATGTTCCGACAATAGAAAGATTGTTAGAGACAGGATTTATAGTTACAGGGTATACTGATGACCACTTCAAAGAAGATGATGGTTTATTTGAGATATGAAAAATTCATTTTTTGTATACAAGTATATTTATGGTGATGGTAAGATTGAGTATATTCATCAGACCATTGATACAAACCCAAGTAGAACGATTCCAGTTAGAAAAATGTATGATGCTGTTTATATTAAGAATATAACAACGGGTCAGGTATTAAAAGACCGATATACTGGTTCAGTAGGAAAAGAATTACCAGAAACACAAGAAATATTAGACAATAGTTTATTTCAAATTTAATGGGTATGTTCGATGGTTCGGTGTATCGTCTGCAAAACGATGAACGAGGGTTCAATTCCCTCCATACCCTCCATTAAAGGATTTGTATGATAAGAAAACAGTTGACAGGAAGTAGAATTACCTATATGTTTGAGATATACAAAGCAATCAATGAAATATTTGATGAAGACACAACTGGAATGAATGAAGTTCCTTATAACACAGTTTTTAAGGGTGTGATGCAGAAAACACGTGGTCTAGTAAATCCCAAATTGGTTGAAGAAGAATTATTGAAACTAAAAGAAAGTGGTTGACGATAGGAAAGAGATTTGGTAAGATGATCTCACGTTAAACGAAACAACGGAAACACTGATCTTTGACAATTGAATGTTTTTTGAAAAAGTAAAAAATATGGGAGGTGAAAGCTAGTGGCTCTAGCAAGTGGTCTGTAAAACCATTCCTTCGGGGAGAAGTTCGAATCTTCCGCCTCCCACCAAAATTTATAAACATCTTGACAGTTGAGAACACTCCTGATAAGATGTTTTAAGAATTACGGAGAGTAAGAGAATGGTACTCACCCTTCCTTGGACGAAGGTAACGTTGGTTCGATTCCAACCTTTCCGACCATTAATACGAAAGAAAGAGGGTTCACGGTGATCATTAATTTGATGTAGACCCGTCCTGAGAGGCGAAAACCGTGACAAGTTTAGGTCACAGAGGCATATTCCTAACCAGTTGATTGTTATGTGACCGTGGTGAAAAGGATACCGTAGTAAATTGGCTTGGTCGCTGATGGAAATGGAATCCCGATTAACCAGAATTTACGGGTAACCAATCACGGCGACTACCTCGACAAGTCTAAGGGATACGGTGCGGTTACCAAACCTTTTAGTGGATATCCACACAGGACGTGGATAGTAAATCAGGGCATACACTCCTTGTTCCACTAAATTAAAGAAAATGCCTTATGGTCCATCTGGGAATGGAGCTTGATTGTCGATCAAGTTGTTGCGGTTTCGAATACCGTATGAGGCGCCAAGTTTGAACGGTGAAACATCTTGAGTTCCCCCCTTCCTCGTAAAGTTGATATGGGAAGACTTTACATTGGAATATCCTCTCGGTAAAGTAACCGTTTAAAATTTAATTTACAAAGAATATGGTGCTGTCATCTAATGGTTAGGATCTCAGATTTTCAATCTGATCACGGTGGGTTCAATTCCCCCCAGCACTACCAAATTATCTCTCTGAAACTAATGTGGGTTTAAATCCCACCAGAGAGATCAGTAATTTCTGTTATAGATGTATAGCATAAACCTTTATTAGTGTGGAGTACACTTATCACTTAATTCACCTGCAATGTGAAAGGAAAGAGCTAATATAATATGCAATAACAGATTTTTTATAGGGATATCGTATAATGGTAATACAGGGGCTTCCAACACCTCTAATCAGCGTTCGATTCGTTGTATCCCTGCCAATTAACTCCAAACAACAGTTGATAGTTTGGAAACTTTTATAAATACTTTCATAGGAGATTATTATGAAGGTGTGTAGTAGGTGTAAACAAGAAAAATCTTTGTCTGAGTTCAACAAGAATAAGTCGAAGAATGATGGGTATCAGTATTATTGTAAGGTATGTCAAGCAATATCAACTAAGAAACACTACGAAGATAATAAAGAGAAGTATGTTGAAAGTAGTAGGAGATCACAAAAAAAGTTATCTTTATGGTTTGCTGATTACAAGAAAACCCTGAAATGTTCTAATTGTGGGGAAGATAGATACTATTGTTTAGACTTTCATCATTTAGATCCTACTAAAAAGGTAAAGGGTGTTAGTAAAATGGTGGCGGATGGTATGAACAAGGAAAAGATAATAATTGAAATTGACAAGTGTGTTGTTTTGTGTAAGAATTGTCACTCAGAAATACACTACATGGAAAAAAATAAATAGGTTTGGATGTGGGTTCGATCCCTACTATCCCTGCCAAATTACGGAACTATGGTGTAGATGGTCTGCACGTCTGATTGAAGTCCAGAAGGTCAAGGATCGTTACCTTGTGGTTCCACCAAATTTACGAAATGATTGTATGACTATCTAAGGCGATTTAAGACACGTCTATACGATATACTTGGTTCGAACCGAATATATTGGAAACGTCCAGAGGAAATTAGTCATTCCTTGTACAATCATAAAACTTGATAACCAAGGATCACAAGTTCTGGGGTTACAATCTGGGGTAGTCAGATCAAGTTTAATTTTATGGCTCGTTACCCCACGTTGGCAGAGGGAGCAGTTTTAGAAACTGTAAAGGGAGGGTTCAACACCCTCACGGGCTACCATTTAGTAAGAAATGCGGGTATCGCTCAGTTACATGGTGTGACAGTGGGTTTCCAACCCATCGCAAGGTGTTCGATTCACCATATCCGCTCCAAGTTTAATGGTTGAACAGGTTGAGGTGACTCCTCTGGTTCTTTATGGTCTTCGTCGGACCAACCATTTTTTAGTTATATGCCTCTTTAGCACAACGGTAGCGCAGACGGCTGATAATCGTTTGATGGTGGTTCGATTCCACCAAGAGGCACCATTATTTATTCCGAAGTAGCTCAGCGGTAGAGCAGGAAGCTGTTAACTTCAAGGTCGTAGGTTCGATCCCTACCTTCGGAGCCAAATTAATACAAACTTTTATAAATACTATTAACAGGTATTGTTAATATCAAATTGGAGGTTTGTTGTGAGTAAACAATCAGACGCAGTAAAAAAGTGGAGAAGTTCTACAAAATCACGAATAGTTGAATCAATGGGTGGTTGTTGTCAAATATGTAGTTATGATAAGTGTAACAACGCATTAGAATTACATCACATTGATCCAGAAGAAAAGGAATTGTCATTTGGTAATGTAATGGCTAATCCAAAATCGTGGGACAATATAGTTAAAGAACTAAGGAAATGTATTCTTTTATGTTCAAATTGTCACAAAGAAGTTCATAGTGGTATAACAGAATTACCAGAGACACATAATACTTTTGATGAAGATTTTGTGATTTACATACAAACAGAAGTAACGTATTGTCCTGTTTGTGGTAAAGAAAAACCAAAAACATATACAACATGTTCAAAGAAATGTGCTGGATCACTTAGAGGTAAAGTTGATTGGTCAAAGTTTGACTTAGTTGAAATGAAAAAAACTTTGACTAACTCAAGAATTGCTGAGATAATTGGTGTATCTGAGACTATGATACGAAAGAAGTTAAAAATTACATAGATAATCGGAATTAAATCGATTATGTATGAAAAATCATGGGAGAAGGCATTGGGGTTGCGACTCTGTTTTGCATACAGAGGGTCTTTAGGGTTCGATTCCCTTTTCTTCCACCAAATATTATGGGTAGTCGGACATCAACGGTGAAAGTGGTACCACAGAAACCTTAGATGTGAACCGTGTAAACAAAAGAAACCACTTGGAGACGGTACCGTTGAGAGTGGGGACCAAGGAAGATGAGGTCGATACTCATCCTACCCTCCTTTTTACTGTAGGATGCGATTGAGCAAGACCTTTTAGACAAATGTTGGTTTGACTCCAACCTCAGTAAGTAATTAGTTGACAATGTTTATATGATAGGTTACTATGTAAAAACATTGAGACAGAAAGTTATGGCTCGTTACCCCACGTTGGCAGAGGGAGCATCTTCAAACGGTGTAAAGGGAGGGTTCAACACCC